TCCTTGATCGAATCCTGCGTCAGCACCATTCATATCACCTATCGAGTCTGATGGAATTTTAACTTGTCCATCACTATATACTGTTCCTGCTGTTAAACCTAATTGATGTTTTAAATTAACAGGTGGAAATATTCTTACTGCAAATCTTGTTGGTCTAGCATAACCCTCTGCTGACGCCATTGCTGATCTAAAACGACCAACAGTATTGTCAACGTTTGCCTGCATTTTAAATCTAGGATCTCTATCTGTCTTGTGATAAGCACTAGACTTGAAGTCACCTCTCGATATACCACCTCGTATATCAAACGGACCTATTCTTTTACCTGCTCTAAAAATTGCCATTAGTAAGGACTTCCTTTTTTAAATCTTGCAACAGGTAGAAATATTGCAATCGCCATTTCTTCTGCCGTTATATTTAAGAATGACGTTCTTACATGATTGTACAAATAATGTTTTGCCGTCTTCTTCATAAAAGTATTGTTTCGCCAATTAATATTATATCTCGTTTTCTTATCAAATTTCTTATCAGTAGTTGTGTTTGCTAAACTTCTTAAAAACTGCACTCTTGCAAGAGGCGGTAGATAATGAAAGTTTAATCCTATAAAACCACCTTTTGCTGGTTCAAGAGGAAATATTAATGGAAAAGTATCATAGTAAGGTAGTCTATCTTTGTGTTTAGGGTCATAACCAAAAAGATTCATAATACCATATTTGGGTCTTATAGTTGCCTTGCCTTTACTTATTAAACTTCTTGCACCAGGTGTTGTCATTGATGATACTTTTTTTCTGTACCAGTCGTATGACTTAGGACCTGTTGTCTTGTCTAATATCTTATCAAATACTGTTGCCATACTACTATTTATATCATTTAATTGAGTATATCTTAACCTTATTTGATTTACCCTTGACGGTTACACTACCTAATTTATACATTCTTTTATGTAATTCTTCTGCATTTTTATATGTGTCTTCACCTATTACAATCGTTGTATTAAACTCTTTACTTTGACCTTCTAATCTACTTGCTAGATTTACTGCGTCACCTAATACTGAATAATCAAATCTTTGGTCACTACCCATGTTACCTACGACTGCCGTACCACTATTGATACCGATACCTATGTTGAAACCTAGGTCTAACTTCTTCATTCTTTCTCTCATAGTTTTTGCAACAAGTATTGCTTTCTTTTGATGATCGGCACAGTCTAGCGGTGCATTCCAGAACGCCATAATACAATCGCCCATGTACTTATCTATTGTACCACCTGATTTTAATATGATATCTGTCATGGGAGTTAGAAATGAATTGATAAGTTTTGTTAATCCTTGTGGGTCTGATTTATACTTTTCTGAAATAGGAGTAAATCCTCTTATGTCACAAAATAGAAAAGTCAACTCTCTTGTTTCACCACCTAGTTTCAATAGACTAGGATCATCTTGTAGTTTCTTGACCATATCAGGTGATAGATAATGTTCAAACTGTTTCTTGATCTGCAACTTTAACCTATTTTCTCTAGCAAAGTTGTTATAGATTAAATGCAAGAATATTATAGCGCCCATTATAACAGGATAAGACCAGTTTGTCAAGCACAAATATGTGTTGAACAAATAAAAGCTTGACAAGATGATGAAAGTATTGTATAGTATAAACGGCACTAGTGACATTACTAAACCTAATCTAGGTATAAAGAATAAGAATAGACCCATGCCTATAATCATTACTGCAAATTCTGTATATATTGCCCACTCAGGTCTTGTTATAAACTTACCTGATAGCAATGTTTCTGTTGACAATGCCATGATCTCGTGTGTATTTTTAAGACCGTTAGGTGTGAGAACAAAAGTAGAACCTTGAAAAGTAGCACCTATGAATACTATCTTACCTTTCATAGATGACCAGTCTTTATCTGCATAATCTATTCTAGTTATCTTATGTCTGAAATCAATCCATATGTCTTTCTGATCTGGTATAGGAAACTTTATGACGTTCAGTATAACACTTGGCACAGAATTGTCAAGCGGTAATTTTCGTATTGTACCATCAACATCAATAGGTACTTCTACATCACCTACTGCTAATGCTTTTCTTTTTATACTGATTAGATTTTTTGCTTGACTTGTTTCGGTAAGTATGATAGGGTATTTACTTATCATCTTTAAAAACTTTTCATCACCACCGAGTCTATCTTTATGAACAAAGACTACATTTAAAAAGACTAGAGCGGCACCATTTCTATATGCATTAACTATAGCACGACCTAGTTTATCTCTTTTCCAAGGCCATTGACCTTCTTTCGTTAATGCCTCATCTGATATATCTAACAATACAAGACTTTTAGACTCGTAGTTATTACCAAACTTCTGGTATAGATCAAATGTTTTTAACTCTAGGGTTTGTAGGGGCAAGGGATTATATAACTTCAATCCTAATAATATAACCACACTCACAACCACGGCCCATGTGGATGTAAATTTATTCATATAACTATTTAGTCTGATTGTATGATAGTGATATTGTTTGTATTGGCGTCACCGACTACTGTATTCTGTGCTTCCATAATACCACCAACACTATCATGTTGCATGATCTGTATATCTGCTTCTTTTGATGTTTGTACCTTAACATATGCTCTATGTTTACTATTAAGTGTTCTATCTAATATTGAATAGGCACCAGATGTAGATACTGAAGCGTCATAATCATTACCAGTTGTAGATAATCTACCTGTTGTCGTTGAACTTACTGTCAAGGTAGATGTTTCAGTTGTTTGTGTAATTTCTCCTGTTAAAAAGTTTAATACCTCACCAGTGACATTTACTTTTGTTTCTTCTATTGCAACATATTCAGTACCACAAGTAGAGTTACCATCATTCCAATAGTAACCATACCATTCACAATCCCATTCATTATCTATATCTGCTAACCATTCTGCTAACTCTGGGTCTATATCAAAATCATCTTCATAACTATATTCTTCTTCAAGTGTCAACTCGTTTTCACTACCATCATCATATTCTATACCGTAGTAATACCAATCATATACTGCATCCCAATATATATCCCAATCATCCCATGACCAGTCTGTAATGTATTTTTGTTTTAGTTTACCTAACTTCCAAGGTTTAGGTTGATCGTCACACATTTTATAATTCGGCCATGTGCCACACCAACCATACAACTTACCAAATATCTCTTTACTCTTATCAGTCCAAGAGTCTTCTTTAACTTTTAATGTCCAGTCATCATCATAAAAATCATTTAGATAATCAATATACTCTTGATTACACCAACCACCATCATAATCATTGTACATACAATAGTTTTCTACTGTCAATGTTGGTGGACCACCGTTATTAATATATTCAGAATTACTATAATAGGCGTCATCCATATAGAAATCTTCCCAAGTATAACCTTCTGATCCTGCCTCTGTTTCTTGTTCAACTTCTGCAACTACATCAACCTCTGCGGCTTTCATGTCATAAGAAGTCAATCCATATTTCTCTAGTGTATCGTTGTATGCCTCATCATATGATTCCCAATCGACATTATCCCAATCAATACTATCCCAATCAATCGTATCGTAATTACAATTAGACTCACAACCTATGGCGTCAAAGTATGCTTCATCCATTTCTGCATACATTTTCTTGGCGTCATCCCAATTCATTTTACTTTCACCATCGGCATCCCATACTGATATCTCATTGTCTTCGTCAATGTATCCCCACTCTTTTAAGTCTGATTCAAACTCATCATAGTAAGATGTATCAATGTCTGTTGACGCTTCAGATAATGATTGATCAACTGCAATTTCTTCACTTGACTTAACATCTAAAGTTGCCTCTGTTCCTGAAGAACCTATATCAACAGAATCATTTGAATTCATTTGTAAACCATCATCTGTAATAACTTCAAAAGTTTCTTGTTTAGGTCCATCATCATTACTATTCATTTCTAAACCATCAAGATCATCAAAAGATTGTTTTCTATTTCTTTGATCGTCATTGTTATCGTCTATCTCATCACTATTAGAATCTAAACCAAATAGATTATTGATAACATTTGGTGTTAATACTTTAGGTGGTTTGATTAAAACATCTGTAGCAACAACTGTAATAGATGAATATGCTCGGTTTAGATTTACTGTACCTGCGTCATTAGAAACGTTGATCTGTCCTACTGCACCTGCACTATCAGGTAATAAAGTAATCGTTGTAGCACCATTTACATCTACTGTACCTGTAAATGCCGTACCTTGTACAGTTATTGAAGCCGTAGGTGTAAGTATGTTTACCTCACCACCTAGTTTCTTAACTTGTCCTGATTCATATGTAAATGTACCTACGTTAATATCAATTGCCATTGCAACTTTAATAGGTATAACATCTGTATCAAAAGAAAACTCATCAATCACAAATTCTGTATTCGGTGCAAGTGTAACCTTTGTACCATCTTTAAACAATACATTCATGGCACCATCTTCACCTGTTTGTAAGAAATCTGCCATCTGCAATTCGTAACCTGCTACTACCTCTTCGGTCTTACCATCTCTTTCGTTGAAAGTAGAACCCATTTTGTCGGTAACATTACCAACAAGTGTGCTAGTTATTTGAGATACTAGGTGGGTAGGCATTAGAACCAGAAAGGTCAATGCAAGTAAAATTCTTTTCATGTTTAACAACCGTTCGATACTGTAGCAGTCACGTCTGCTGTTTGATCGTTTCTGTTATAAGAATATGTGCAATTGTCATCACCATTTTGTGCAAAGTTTAAAGTGTAATCGTAAATACTATCGCCACTAACATTTATGTTTGCCTCATTACTACCACCTGTTTGTTTAGCATTGATTGTAGATCCTGAAGTGTAAACATAAAGATACATTCTATTATCACCACCTGATTGTAATAAATTTATATCATTACTACTACCACTAGTTACCGTTTTTAACCAGTTGTTATCTCCTATCTGTGCCATCATAGTATAACCAGAAGGTGCGTCTGCGTGTACATCTAATAGATTGCTACTACCGATAACATCATGTACTGAATAATTACTATCACCATTAACTTCCATTTGTACAGTATTTGAGTTACCAATGATATAGAAGTCAATCGTTGCTAGATCATCTGCGGCTAACATACCATGACTTGCTGTGTTAGGACCAACAGTAGCATTTGCCGTTGTGTTTTGACCAACTGCACCGTCATATGCCTTGAAATCTACTTCATTGTTATCACCACTTATCAATACATAAAGAAAGTGATTGTTCTCTAATACATTGAATTCAACATTATTTGAATCACCAGTAATATCTAAATCAACATTCGTATTAAGAACATCTAAACCATTATCATTTAAGAAAGATAATACATTCGAACTACCTGAAATATCTATATCATACCAATGACCAGTAGAGTCAGCGTCATCTTGATCTATCTTTAATGAGTTTGAATTACCCTTAACATAGTAATCTAAAGTCATGTTAGTGCCGTAAAATTCACCACCACTATTAGCATAAGGCGCTACAAATGTATTTGAATGACCTAATTGATTTATGATTATTTTGATATTATTACCATGTACGATAAAAGGATCGTCTGTGCTTATACCAACTTTGTTGTCAGCACCTTGTTGTTTGATAAATGTAGTTGAGTTTGTTTGGAGTTGTTGTTGAAGGAATACAGAATTACCAGCAGCCCAACTCGTATTAGTTAGTACTAGTAGAAGTATCAACAGTTTCATTATTTTCATCATTTGTTGTTCCCTCCGTGTCTGGTTTTGCTTTAGGTGTTATAATTTTTTCTGCTTCTTCATCAACTTTTTTCCAGTCAAGTTCATCTATGCAACTTTCAACACCTTCTTGATCTATTTTAATGTTAGTACACTTTTTCTTTTCAAGTGCTTCGTCTTGTAATTCTTTTTTCAATGCCTTTTCTTCTTGATATTGTTCATAAGTTTTCTCTTTTTTCTCATTAATAATATCTAAATGAACACTCTCAATTTTTTCGTCTGATACTTCAATAGGCATATAATCTTCTATATCAGGTACAACCACAACATCTTCTTGTGATAGTTGCCATAAACCTTTGTCAACACCTTCTAAAATAATCTCTACAACACCTTGTTCTATTGCTTTTCTGATAGCAAATGTCACTGGTTCGTTTCTTGCAACACCTAATTCTGTTTCTAATAACATTGTATCGGCGTCAAAATATTTAAATATATCTGATCCTGTACCAGTAGAAAATATAGTCTTTTCAATGGTTACTGAAGCAACTACTTCACCACTTTGTACATTAACAACTCTTAATATAATTGTGACAATATCTTGTCTGTATTGTTTGTTTGCCTGTATGCCTAAAATTCTAGCACCAATACCACCTGATTTAGTATCTGAATCATATCCTACAACACCACCTGTTAAGTATGCACCAGCAAATAATAGTGGTGGTAAAGGTTGTGCGTTCTCTTTGTCAATTTGTTGTCTTGTTGATCTAATTAATTTTCTTTCTTGTAATAGACTTGGTAGACTTGATCTCTCTACAACTCTAAACCATTTACCATCACCTGCGTCTTGTAGTGCCTTAATCAGTATTTGATAAGATCCTTGTGTGACTGCCGTACTCATTGAAGCAAAGTTGCCACCTGGTTTCTTTTGACCAGTCATGTCAACGAAATCGTAAACTGCAATAACAACAGGACCATCTAAAGGTTTAGCAATAGTGTTTAGTTGTTCTACTGCTGGCATTTGTTTCTTGACATCAAAGTCAGGTTTACCAGCACATCCTACTAAAATAAAAGTAAGAAATAATATAGCAATTGTTTTAAACATTATGAGTTGTCTTCCTTCGGCATTGTGTAAGTCGTTGTTGTGCCATCTGTTTCTGTAACCACAACAACTACATTACCTGCACCTGCAGGAGTTGTCCATGTTATAACTTCGCCATTTGCGGCTGTGTATGTACCAGAATCTTGTTGAGCACCATCAGAACCAAATACATTGTCTGTAATTTGTTTTGCAAGGGCAGTATAAAATCTTGCTTCTAAATTTGCTTTGAATTTTGCGATAGGTGTATTCTTCGCTTCTTCTTTTAATGCCTTAGCAGCCGCTTCTTCTTTCGATTTGATAGCGTCTTTTCTAGTTTTTTCTATATTCTCAATTGTAAGATAGTGAGAGCTTTTCCCAATACCTGAAAATGACGGACTGTGAAATTTAAATCCTATTTCAGACGCAACAGCGCTTGAACATATAGAAATAACTGACAATAATGCTAATAATTTTTTCATATTTTCTCCACTTTATACAGTAATATTTATAATAAACAAATGCCGAAAAGAGCAGAAAGACTAAAAAAAAGGGCCAAAACGGCCCTTTTTTAGTATATATTGGTCGAGCACCTGGTTTATATTGAGGCCCAGGTGCCATAACCTCTTAACGAAACAGGTGGAGAGATTTTACTCTTCCTCTGCCAACTTACTAAAGTAGGATAACGTTTCATCGCTATCATCTTCTGTAATCGGTGTCGGAGATGTATTATCAACTGTTTCTGTTTTGACTGGTGCTACATTGGTGACAGGTGGGATCGTCACATCTTCAGCAGTTCCAGTACTTCTTGTGCCTAATAAAACTTTATCTAGTTTCGCTTTTAGCTCATCATATGATTTAAAGTTTTCGGCAGCAAGAAATGGTTTAAGGGCATATTGTTTATCCCAAACTTGTTCGATTGCCTCATCATTCTCTTTGATTGGTGTAGGACTATCAAATTCTGATTTATCATAGTTCCAGTAACCATCAACTTTTCTGATTTTCAATTTGAAGTTAGCACCTTCCCAAAAATCAAATGGGTTAATAGGTTTCTCATCTTCAAATTCAGGTTTCATCGCTTCAGTAATCTTATCAAAGATTTTCTTACCGAATTTAAACAATTTAATCTGACCTTCGTTTTCAGGATGTTTAGCGTCATTGACAATTAGAATATTTGCAATGTAAGATAATTTTCTTTTTCTTTTTCTTGCAATTTCTTTGTCTGCTTCAACACCTGAATTCCATAGTAAACTGTTAGA